TCGTCGAGGTCGTGCCGGAGCTCGTGAGCAGCATGATCGACTGCGCCTCGGCGAGCGGATCCGGCTTGAGGATCTCGCCCAGGTCGAACTCGGTGAAGACGCCTCGCGGACCCAGGTGGCGACCGGGTCGATGAGCTGCGCTTCCTCGGTGTCCTCAATGAGCGTGCAGTACGGCGCCACGGTGTCGACGTAGAAGCTTCGCCGGAGCTCCGTGATGTTGGAGTAGGTCGCGTGGTCGAGGATGCCGACCATCGGCGCCGGGATCCCGTAGGTCGCGGCGGCCTCCTCGCGCGTCGCCTTGCGCGTCTCGATCAGCGAGACGTCGGCGGCCGACTGCGAGAGGCTGTTGAAGCGCAGGCCCTGGTCGAAGATGCCGAGCGTCTTGCCGCCCGGCGAGGAGTAGAGCTCCTCGAGCTCGGCGCGCAGGCGCGGGACGGTGCGGTCCTGGAGCTGCTTGTCCGTGGTGAAGGCGCCGCGCAGACTAGGCCCGTTCTCGAGCGCCTGCAGCTGCCAGTCGGTCGCGGCATCCTCGATGCCCAGCGTGCGCCGCAGCGGCTCGAGCGGCGAACGGCCGCCCATGAGCTTGTAGTGGACGACGTCCTTGGGCAGCACCTTGAACGCCTCGCCGATACCGCCGTCGGGACGGATCCGGTACTCGGTCGTGACACCGCTCGAATCCTTGACCTCCTGGACCCACGGCCACGGGATCGGCCAGAGCTCGACCGGCGGCCGGCCTTCGCCGGGCCGGAGCTTGAGCTCCAGGTGATGGCCGTGCGTGAAGAGGTTGAAGGCGAGCGCGCCCTTGCGGTCGAAGGACGAGCCGCCGGGGAACGGCCGGCGCAGAAGCTTCGCCAAGTCGTGGTCGCGCGTGCGCTTGCGCTCGTCGCCGTCGAGCCCGAGGTAGACCTTCTCGGGCAGGCGGCTGATGGCCAGGTAGAACGTGCGGACGGCGGCGTAGATCCACGGCTGCGTGAAGACTATCTGCTCGTAGGTCGCGGCCCGGCCGCCCCACAGCGGGATGGAGCCGGCCGACGGACCCGAGTAGGTGGTCGGCCCGCCTGACCACGGCAGGGAAGCCTGCGCCCGGACGGGCGCGCCGCGCGAGATGATGACTGTCATGCCTCCCCCGTTTCGAGGATGCGCTGGATGAAGCCGACGCGGGCGATCGGGACCAACGCTTCGCCGTCGATCCCCACGGAGCCGCCGTCGGCGTTCAAGTAGGCGGCGTGGCGGAGCACGTAGACGTCGGAGTGCACGGCGAGGAGCACGCCACGAATCGACGCGCCGTCGCGCGTGTGCATGACGACGGTCTCGGCCTCGAGCTCCTTCAGGTATGGGCGGCGGCTGATCTTCACGCGGGCTCCTTCCAGAACTCGAGGTAGGCGGATGGCCGCAGCCGGCAGGACTCGCGCGGAGAGGTAGCGAAGAGGTTGCCCCGGGCGACGCAGCCGCGGCGGCCGCCGGCGCTGGCGATGATGCGCCAGTGCCAGCAGGTGCCGCAGACCTGTAGCCGCTCGAGATCAGACTTAGGAGTGCGGGCTTCGCTCATGCATCTATCGTCGCGCGAGCGTCACCCGGAATGCCGACAGCCGCCCCAGGCGGAGCGGCTGTCACGGTCAGAACGATTCTTCGCGGGCGCCTCGGCCCGCCGGCGTCACTTCTTCTTGTGGCCGGGCGGCCTGCCGGGCGGCTGCCGCTTGAAGGCCGCGACGCTCTCCGCGTCGACCATGTAGGCGTTGGCGAAGAAGCGCGCCTCGATCCGGCCCTGCTCGATAAACTGCAGCACGCGCCGCCGGCTGACGCCCAGCCGGCGCGCGGCCTCGACTGTGGTGATGGACTCACTCACGAGCCTCGCCTCCTCCCCCGGGTGACGGGCATGCGACACTAGCGTTGCTCCTTTCGCAGCGGGCGCCGACCTTGTCGGTCGGCGCCCGCACTTCTTCCTCACGACGCCACCTGGACCCGGCTGACGAAGCCTTCCCAGCGGCCGTTCTCGAGCGCGTAGCAGAGATCACAGGTCGGAAGCGGGACCACCACGAAGTCCACGCCGTTGCGCCTGGCGACATCGAGCGCGAAGCCGAGCTCGCGGTCGAACGTGGCGATGGCGCTGGAGAGCGCGTCGCGCTGCGCCTGGTCGAGGATCACGCCCTCGGCGGCGATGGCCTCGAGGCGGTCGATGCGAGCCTGAGCGCGAGCCGCGAACTCAAGCGCGGCGCGGAAGTCGATGCTCTTGGCGGCGAGCTGCTCGGCGGTCATGGTGCCCTCCCGGTCGGTTCGTTCTGACACTCGTATGATACCAGACTTGGAATAGATGTCAACCAGGTAGGGAAGATTCCGGGCGCGAGGCGTCTCCTGAAGCGGGTACGCTCAGGCGGTGATGACGCGAGGATCCGAGCGACCGACGGCTTCGCCCTCGGCCAGGTACGAAGCCATGACGCAGGCCACCGCGGCGTCGATCTTCAAGTCGTCCTGGACCTTGGTGAGCCGCCATCCGTGCGGCGTCTCCTTGACGCCGGCGTTGAGCACCTGGTCGGTGAGCTCGGCGCTGCCGCCGTGCCGGCCGCGGCCCTCCTTGATGACGTCCAGAAGCATCATCGACGCGGCGCTCATCTTGGCGTCGTTCTGGCGGAACTCCTCGACCGGCAGCCCCCACTCGTTCTGCAGACGGAGCATGGAGCGCGTGAAGTAGTTCGGGTCGCAGGCGATCCGCACGACGAAGAAGTCCTCGCAGAGCTCGACAATCTTGGCCTCGATAGGATCGTGGTCGATGTAGCCGAGCGCCTCGTCCTTCCACCACACCCAGGCGAGCCAGTTGTGGAAGCCCTCCGGGTCCACCTGGTCGAAGACGAGCGCCGAGGAGTCGCGCGTCCACGAGGCGTCGAGCCCGATGACCGCCGGCAGGTCCGGGTCGATCACGGGACGCGCCGAGCAGGCGTGCCAAAGCTTCGCCGGGTAGGCGCGGTTGGTGCCCTTGGACGGGAAGCGGTTCAGGTGGTACCGCTCGAACTGCGGGAACGGCATCGTGTTGTAGGCGTCCAGCAGGTCGGCGTCCGAGATCCACGACTGCGGGTTGGCGGCGCGCCACACCGCCGGATCGTGCCCGTCGGCCTCGTCGTCGGCGCCGACCCAATAGACGTAGGCGCGAGGATCCTCGCGCGCCGACTTGAGGAGCTCCCACAGCGGACCCTTGCGCTCCTCGGCGGCGGTCGAGATCGTGATGAGGAGCGCGCCCGGCTGGCCGATCATCCCCGACAGGAGCGCGTAGCGCATCGAGTCGTCCTTGTGGACGTGGTACTCGTCGATGATGACGACCTGCGCGTGGATGCCCTGCGCCGAGCCGGCGTCGTAGGCCACGGTGTAGATGCGCTGCCCGGTCTCCTTGACGATGACCTCGTTGGTGCGCACCTCGCAGGCGGCCCGGAGCATGGGGTCGGCGTAAACCATGCGGCGGATCTTGTTGAAGACGATCTTGGCCTGGGGCCGGTTGCGTGCTACGACGACGTACTCGCCCTCGATGACCGGCTCGATGAAGGCGAGCGCCAGCACGAGCGCCGCCGAGAGGTTCGACTTGCCCGAGTTGCGCGGCAGGCCCAGGACGGCCTCGCGGTACTTGCGCAGGCCGCGCCGATCGACGCAGCCGAAGATAGGCCGGATGATGTTGTCGCGCTGCCAGTCCTCGAGGATGAACGGCTTGCCGGCGAAGGCCCGGTCGGGATGGCGGATGAAGGCGCCGAGGAAGGTGGCGACCAGGCGCGCGAGCTTCTCGCCTTTCACCGTCGTGCGGTAGCGGCCGGGCACGCGCGGGAGCGAACGCTTCGCGGAGCGCCGGCGCGCGGGAGCGCGGCGCTTCGCGGCCGGCGCCTTACGGGAAGCAGCCTTCTTCGCGGTCTGAGCGGCGGCCACGGCTCACTCCTCCATGAGATCGCGCAGCCGCTTCTGGATGTCGAAGATCATGGAGCCCGTCGCGGCCTCCATGAGGTTCCCGCGGATCCGCGCCAGCGGGTTGAGCCCGAGCACGTCCGAAAGCTGGCGCATCGTCACGGCGGCGTCCTTGGCCACCTTGATCATCGGGTTGGTCATCGGTCCGTTGGGCCCGGCGACGAGCACGCCCTTGCGGTTGACCAGGTCGGACGCATCGGCGTGCACCTGCGCGGCCTGGCAGTAGGCGCGCACCAGCGGCAGGTCGACCTCGCGCAGAGTACGCAGCGCCGCCATGTCGGCCACGATGGTGCGCCAGACCTCAGCGGCCACGGTCGGCATGTCGGCCGGTGGCTCGCGGTGTGCGAGTTCAGCGGGCGGCGCCGGGCCGAGCACGGCCGGTGGTCCGGAGCCGGTCTGTGGCCGGTGTCCGGTGCTGTGGCTCTTCCCGCGCTTCGGGTCTCGAGGCCGACCACGTGCCACCCCGCCTCACACCCTACCTTGGAGCTCGCCGAGGCCGCCCACCGGCGCCGGTGGGCGGCCAGCGGTCTCACTCGATGGCTCCTTGCGCCGCTCGATCTCGAGCAAGAGACAGTCTTCTCCCAGGGTCTCGTGGATCGCGGTGATGAGCGCCTGCGCCACGTGGGTGCAACGCCAGGCGAGCGCCGGGCGCGCCTCGCTGCCCAGGCGCGCGAAGACGCTGGCCAGCGACTTGGCCTCGACGTAGGCGCGCGCCACCTGCTCGTCGGCCGACGTCTGCGGCGGCGGATCCGCGTGGACGACGGGCTCGAGCGAGCCCGCCTCCGCCTGCATCTCCATGCGCACCGCGGCGGTCGCCCGGCGCGCGCGGTGCGCGGCGACGCGGCATGCCGACTGGCAGTATCGTGGCGTCGGCCCGCGGGAGCCGCGGCGGCGGACCTCGCGCCCGCACCACTCACAGAGCAGGATCTCGAGCTTTCCCATGGCCCCATGGTCGCGCGAGCGTCACCGAAACCCGTTACACCCGGCACCTGCAACGTGTTTTCGAAATCGCCAGTTTCGGGCGCGTGCGTGTATGGG